GGTGTAGGAATGGGTCCGGGAGGAGTATCTGGAACTGTAAACACTGGTTCAGGTGGAGGTGGTGGAGGAGCAGGTGGTGGGGCATCAGGAGTTGTAATTTTGTCTCATGGTGATACATTTAAACAAGCTGATGTAACAGGAAGTCCTGATATAACTATAGTTGGAGGAAATATTATATATAAATTTACTGGTGATGGATCAATAACATGGTAGAAACATAATGGCTCATTTTGCTAAACTAGCTTCTAATAATCAAGTATTAGGAATTCATGTTGTACATAATAATGTATTAACAGAATCAGGTGTTGAAAATGAACAAAAAGGTATTGACTTTTTGACTAATCTTCATGGTCACGCTTATTGGAAAAAAACAAGTTTTAATACACGTGGTAATGTTCATACATTAGGAGGACAACCTTTCAGAAAAAATCACGCAGAAGTTTATGGAACATATAACGTACAATATGATGCTTTTTTATCACCTTGTAGAACTGATTATACAGGTAATTTAATGCAATCATGGCTTCCTAATACTGAAACATTTATTAGAGAAAGTCCAATAGAACGACCAGAAATTTCCAATCATTCAGAAAATAATCATTTTTATTTTTATCAATGGAATGAAAGTAATTATAATTCTTCAAATGTTGATTCTGCGTGGGTATTATTTGAAATAGATACTACAGACAATTCAATTACACAGTTAACTTAATAATATAAATAGTAGTATCATTTGGAGAATATATGGCTACTATTTTTAACTTGTTTCTTGATCAAGGAACAACATTTAAAGCAAACGTAACAATAAAAGATAATACAGGTATTGTTAGAAATATATCTGGACACACTGCTCGTTCTCAATTTAGAAGATCAATTAAATCTTCTAATAGTCATTCATTTACTGCCACAATACCAGTTGGAACAGATGGTAATGTGTTTCTTTCTATGAATTCAAATACAACTACAAATGTAACAGCTGCAAGATATCTTTATGATATAGAAATTGTAAATGATTCAAATGATGAAATAGAAAGAGTAGCAGAAGGTATAGTAATTGTTTCTCCGGAGATAACAAGATGAGTACAAGTAAACCAGCTTCCAGACAAGAATTAATTGCATATGCTAAGAGACAACTTGGTGATCCAGTTATAGAAATAAATACTGATCCGGATCAAGAAGAAGATGTTTTAGAATTAAGTCTACAATTTTTTCAACAGTTTCATTTTGATAGTGTGGAAAGAATTTATTTAAAACATGAAGTAACTGCTAATAATATATCTGATAAGTATGTTACATTAAGTGATGCAATAATAGGAGTTGAGAGAGTTCTACCATTTGATTCCAGAACAAGAGGTATAGATTTATTTGATGTTAGATATCAAATTCTTCTTAATGATTTATATTCATTACAATCAACTGATATAGTTTACTATGTACAAGTTCAAAATCAATTAGCTTTAATGAATCAAATGTTAGTTGGACAAAAACCTGTTAGATTCAATAGACATCAAAATAGATTACATATTGATATGGATTGGGCTATGGATACTGATGTTGGAGAATTTATTATAGTGGAATGTTATAGAATATTAGATCCAGATGCTTTTACAGCTGTATACAATGATTTGTATTTAAAAAAATATGTAACAGCTCAAATGAAAAAACAATGGGGAAATAATCTTAAAAAGTTTAGTGGTGTTCAACTTCCAGGTGGTGTTACTTTAAATGGACAAATAATTTATGATGAAGCAGTTCAAGAGATTCAATTATTAGAGCAAGAAGTTGAATCAAAATATCAAGAACCTGTAGACTTTTTTAGAATGTAAAAATGTCAATTAATCATTACTTTCAATCTGGTACTACTATCGGAAGAAATTCTGAGCAACTTTTGCATGAAGATTTAATTATTGAATGTTTAAAAATATATGGTTTTGAAGTTTTATACCTTCCAAGATCTTCTGTAAATTTAGATACTATTTTGAATGAAGATCCATTAAATAATTACAAACAGGCATATCCTCTTGAAATGTATTTAACTGATGTAAATGGATTTCAAGGTGAAGGAGATCTTTTAACTAAGTTTGGAGTTGAAATAAGAGATCAAGCAAACTTTGTTGTATCAAGAAGAAGATGGGACCAAACAGTAGCTAGAGCTGGAAGTGTTCAATTAGACACTCGTCCTGCTGAAGGAGATCTTTTATTCTTTCCATTAACTAAATCGTTTTTTGAAATTAGAAGAGTAGATGGAACAGATCCATTTTTCCAAATAGGAAAAGTTTATGTTTACAATCTATTTTGTGAATTATTTCAATATAGTAGTGAAGATGTTGATACTCTTAGGACTGATGTTGATGATATACAAAGAATAGACAGTTTAGATATAAAGAATTTTGATGTGCTTATGGAAGATGGTGATAGATTACTACTTGAATACAATACTGAATCTTCTATGATGTTAGAATCATTTAACATTGAAAACATAGATGATGCAGCACAAAATGATTCATTTAAACTAGCGGCTGATGGTATTTTAGATTTTAGTGAAAAGAATCCTTTTGGAGAATATAGATAATGTTGGAAAAATTTTACCACTCTTCAATAAGAAAAGCCATAGTATCATTTGGAAATCTTTTTAATAATATTTTTATTGATAGAAAAGATTCTGATGATAATATTATACAAACTTTAAAGGTTCCTTTAGCTTATGCTCCAAAACAAAAGTTTTTAGCTAGAATTGAATCTATTCCAGAAACTGATGTAAAAAAAGATGTTCAAGTTTTGTTACCTAGAATGGCATTTGAAATGTTATCAATAGGATATGATCCTAATAGAAGAGTTAGTTATGTACAGCAAAATAGACAAATAACTAATAACAGAACTACAGCACAAACACAATATGCTCCTTCACCTTATAATATAGATATAGCATTGTATTGTTATGTAAAAAATCAAAATGATGGTTTGCAAATAGTTGAACAAATATTACCATACTTTAATCCTGATTTTAATTTAAGTATTACTGCTATTCCGGAACTCAATGTACAAAATGATTTACCAATAGTATTAGAAAACATAAGTTATGATGATCAATATGAAGGAGATTTTTATTCGAGAAGAATGATAATTTGGACTCTTATGTTTACTATTAAACTTAATTTATATGGACCAATATCAAAACAAGGTCTTATTAATTTTGCTAGAGTAAACTACTTTAATGATAAAGAACTTCAACAAAGAATACAAAGATATTCAGTTACCGGTAAAGGTCCAGATCAATCTGTTGAAACAGGTAATGATGGAAACCATGTTAAAGATTCTGTTAAATTTGGTAATTATTCTTATAGAATTGGATCTTCTAATACAACTACATTAGTTAACACAACTACAACTGCTTCTGGTAATGTTGATTTTACGCAAACTATTAGTTTCTTCTTAAAATTATCAAATACTAATCCTACATCAGAAACAACAATTATAGAATTACCTAATTTTCATGATGGGACAGCTGGTAAAGGAATAGGTATTGGAACTGATAATAAAATATATTTTGATGCAGTCAATGGAAGTAATGAATACGAAAGAGTATTCCAAGATTCTCCAACTACTTTAAATGATGGAAACTATCATTATATACAAATAACAAGATTGGTACTTGGCCCTAGTTATTCTACACATAGATACTCTATGATTATAGATGCATTTCCTGGTGGAGCTTCAAATAGTAACTTAACTACTACAAGAAATAATTCTGCTACAAATAGTTTATTTGTTTCATCTTCTGGTGGTAAAGTTAATATATTAAATACCAATAATACTTCTAATATATTTATTGATGATTTATTAGTTACAGAAGAATATAAAGGATCTTTTGATTTTTCAACACCAACGGAAGCAAGAAGTAACACAACTGCAAATGCTATAATATATAATGGTTTTGAATTAGGCACTATATCTGTACCTACAGATGCAAATGCAGGTGATGTAACACAATTTATTGAAACATTTGAGGACTTTTAATTATGGATGAATTTAAAAAACTTGAAAAAATATTTAACATGCAACCATTTGATGCTAAAAAAGATATCCCTAGACCTGCTCCTTTAGAAAAAATAAAAGAAACAAGTGATGATAAAAAAGAAAGTGATTTTGATTTATCAAGAGATACAATAAGAGATTTAATTAATACTAATAATGATGCTATAAAAGAAATGATATCAATTGCAAAGTCTTCAGAAAAAGGTAGAGATTTTGAAGTAGCAGGTCAATTAATGAAAACACAAAGTGAAGTTGCTAAAGATCTTTTAGATATACATAAACAGATAAAGGACATTGAAGATGATAAGACTACTATTAAGACTCAAAATAATATCTTATTTACTGGGT